TATCTATGATCGTGATGACACAAACATCAACAGGAAGAGAGAGGTGGGATACACCTGAAGTAAAAGTTGCAGCAGGAAAGAAGAATAGGCTACGAAAAGACAGATACTCTTCTTTAATTATGGCTAATATGTCCGCTAGAATGCTTTCAATAGAAAAAGACGTTGTAGAATACGGGGCTATTGGGGGTTTTGCTCAACAGGACAATTCTGCTAAGTACGATAATGAAAAAATGTACTATGGCCCCGCTTGGTTTTCCGATAAAGTCCAAGATATTTATTAATTTGTGTATATATTACTGTCAATCATATTAACAATACTATTACACGGAGATCAATACCAATGTCAAAAATTGACAATGCTGAAGACTCACCTCTTTATCTTACTTGGGATAATGCTAGCGATATGCAAAACGCTTACGCTCAAACTAACGATAATGTTGAGGCTTACGATGGTATTCAAAAATCTTCTGCCTACAGTAGAAAAACAAGTTTTGTAGATATAGAACCAAGCCGCTCCGTTAGAACTTCTTTTCTTCGCTCTGATTACGATGCATTCAGACCGGGAGAATCTGTTTCTAATCGTCAAAAGCGTATAATTAAACAATGTATGCAGGCTTACGATAAGGTCGGTATTATTAGGAATGTTATTGACCTCATGAGCGACTTTGCTTCTCAGGGGCTTGTTTTAGTTCATCCCAACAAAACTATTGAAAAGTTCTATAGAAAGTGGTGGCAAGAGATTGGTGGCGTAGATAGGTCTGAAAGATTTTTAAACTATCTATATAGATGTGGTAATGTTGTTAGCAGAAGGCATACGGCAAAAATAAATAAACAACAAGAAAGAAACCTAAGAAATTCACTAGCGGCGGATATGAAGATAGATCCTTTAAAAGTCACAAAAAGAGAAATACCTTGGTCTTATGACTTTTTAAATCCGTTAGCAGTAGATATTAAAAATACAGGATCTGCTATGGTTGGTAAGCCTGAATTTGTATTAAATCTTTCAAAAAATAGTTACGAGGCTTTAGTTAAAACTGACAATACTCCAAATACAATATTTAAAACATTACCACTAGATATCCAAAAAAGGCTGCAAAGCGGAGAAAGGAAAATTCCGCTAGATCCCGATAATGTTCAGATGCATTATTACAAAAAGGATGATTGGCTACTTTGGGCAAACCCAATGATTTACGCTATTCTTGACGATATTATAATGTTAGAAAAGATGAAGCTTGCAGATATTGCCGCATTAGATGGAGCTATATCAAACGTTAGGCTGTGGACAGTTGGTGATTTAGATCACAAGATTATACCCACAAAAGCCGCTATAAATAAGCTTAGAGACATTCTTGCTAGTAATGTTGGTGGCGGTACTATGGATTTGGTCTGGGGGCCAGAGCTTAAATTTACAGAAAGTCAATCTCAAGTTTATAGATTCTTAGGCGCCGAAAAATACCAGCCTGTTCTGACAAGCGTTTATGCTGGTTTGGGTATTCCACCGACTTTGACTGGAGCTAGCAGTAGTGGTGGATACACTAACAATTATGTATCTTTAAAAACTTTGATAGAAAGACTAGAATATGGAAGAGAAGTTCTTTCTAGGTTCTGGAGGCACGAAATTAAACTTGTTCAGAAGGCTATGGGTTTCCGTTTTCCTGCGGAAATACATTTTGATTCTATTGTTCTTTCTGACGAAGCAGCTCAGAAAAAACTGCTTATGGATCTTGCTGATAGAGATATTATATCACAGGAAACGCTTCTTGAAAGATTTAGAGAAATACCTAGTATCGAAAGGGTTAGAGTTAGAAGAGAGGAAAGGGAAAGGACTAATGATGCAACCGCTCCCAAAAAGGCTAGTCCATACCATAACCCTCAGCACAAAAACGATATGGCTAAAATTGCTATGACAAAAGATGTACTGGATAATGATGAATATCTTGAAAGCTTAGGACTTCCTCCCACTTCTATTGAAGAGCCTATAAAAGAAGATGTAAAAAAACTTCCTATAGACAACAAAAACACTGACCCTGTTAATGAAAATGGCAGGCCAAAATTTTCCAAAGATACCCAAAAAAGAAAAGAGAAAAGGGTACTACCAAGAAGTTCTGATGCTACAGCCAAGACGTTATGGGCGATGGAGGCTCAGGCAAAGATATCTGAAATAGTCTCTCCGGTAGCTTTGGCGCATTTTGATAAAAAGAACGTTAGAAGTCTAAACAAGGCTGAAGTTGACCAGTTAGAGCATCTAAAACTTTGTATATTGACTGGAATGCAGCCATTTATGGAGATTGATGAAGCTGTAGTTAAACAGCTAATAGACAATAAAAGCAAGCCGTCTCAAGCATTTTATGATTTGTCACAGGCCAAGAAGCAAGACTTTGTAAAGAGCAACAAAAGAGATCCCAATACTTCTGAGATGAGATTTATATATTCTGCTACATTTGGTGAAATGTCCAATTTTTAGCAATAAATTCTATTATTGAAAAAATTTGTGTATAAGTTTTTGGAGGTATTTTATGGAAATTTACAAAGCAGAAATACAAGATGGTCTAGGCGACCTTTTATCATCTACAAATAGCGTAGCTTATTGTGGTGTTGCTAAGTGTTTTAGCCCATCTACAGAGCAGCAAGAATCTATGAAACTCATAGCTTCTGAAGCTTCTGATAATAAAGATCAAATAGATTTGTTTTATTTAGAGTCTGTATTAGTTAGTACTGGCTGGAATAAAAATGATGATGTATTTGACCCAAAAGAAACATTTGGAGCCAGAACAACCCCAGAAGACAAGCCTTTCAATTTCATGCATGATGAAAAAGATATTATAGGTCATATAACTGGAAATCGTGTTGTTGACTTTCAAGGCACTGCAATAGCTGAAGAAACAGAAAATCCTCCTACAGAATTTAATATATTGACTACCGCTGTTATTTACAAAGAGTGGAGCGACGTAGATCAAAGACAAAGAATACAAAAAATACTAGCAGAAATCGAAGAAGGCAAATGGTTCGTTTCTATGGAATGTCTATTTCCCAATTTTGATTACGCTTTAGTAGATAAGGAAGGCGGTACTAGAGTTGTACCCAGAGAAGAAAGCTCTGCCTTTCTTACTAAGCACCTAAGATCTTATGGTGGAAGTGGAAAATACGAAGACTACAGAGTTGGCAGACTTCTGAGAAACTTATCGTTCTCTGGTAAAGGCTTAGTTTCAAAACCTGCTAATCCTCGTAGTGTAATATTGGAAGGAAATAGATTTTTTGATGAATCTGAGGCACAAATTTTAACTATATCTTCAACTAAGGAGAACGATATGTCAGAACTAGATAAGCAAATTGACGATTTGCGCTCTGAGTTAGCAGAAGCTAAAGCTGCTAATGAAGTTCTAAAAGAGAAAGTAGTCGCAGAGCAACAAGCAGAATTTGAGTCAAAGATTCAAGCGCTTGAAGCTACTATTGCAGAACAGGCTGAAGCCTTGGAAGCAAAAGAAGCTGTTGTTGCAGAGCAAGCTGAAGCTATCGCAAAAGCTGCTGACGACATGAAAGAGAAAATGGAAAAACTTCGCGAAATGCAAAAGAAAGAAGCCTTGATGAAGCGTAAAGCGGAACTTGAGGAAGCTGGTCTTGACGCAGAAGAAGCTTCGGCTACTGTGGCCGACTTTGAAGATGCTGATGATGACACCTTTGCTAAGGTTGTTGCTTTGATGAAAAAGAAAGCCGTCAAGCATGACGAAAAAGAAAAAGAAGAAGAAAAGGCCATGAAGATGAAAGAAAAGGCCGTCAAAGAGAAAGAAGCAAAAGCAGAAGAGGAACTTGATTCCGCTGAAGCTGGCGAAGAAGCTCTTGAGCAAGTAGAACCGGTAGAGGAAGTTGCTATCGCGGAACTAGACGAACAAGAAGATCCAGCGGAATCTCTTCGCAGCGTAGCGAGCGAGTGGCTTGGTTCTGTTTTACAAACTGTGCCTAAACAAAATAAGTAATTTTTATTAAAGGAGATTCATAATGGCTCTTAAAACTGACAGAAGTACGCTTCAAACTGACATTTCATTCTTCATGAATGAAGCTGCCACCCGTGGCGGTGTTGTGTCTCTTAGCACCGGAGGCTCTGGTGCCGCAATGGATCAAGGCGCCGCTTTGGTCACATATGCTGCTCAACCATCTGGTAAAGTTGCAGTTGGTCTCTTGCTTGGTGATATGGTTAACATTGATCTTACGCGCCAGCACTTGAACCAGTATAAAGACGAAGTTCAAAAGGGTGGAAAAGTTGCACTTCTCCAAAAGGGTTACGTTGTAACTAACAATTTGGAAGGAACGGCTCCAAGTGCAGGAGATCCTGCTTTCTTGGCTCATAGTGGCAATATCGCTGCCTCGGATACAATCAGTGATGATACCGACTCAAATGGTCATGGTAGAATCGTTGGTAGATTCTTGGGTGGTGTTGACGAAGATGGATACGCTAAAGTTTACATCGACCTTCCAAACACTAACAAGTAATAATTAACCATAGGAGAATATAATATGTCTATTAAACAAAGACCATCAGACGAGTTTATCAGTCTTTTAAAAAGATCTGGTAGCTCAGATAAGGCTGTTGCTGTCGAAGCGCAGCGCGAAATCGCTAAAGCTCTTGAGACACCTCTCAGAGAGGGCGTTCTTTTTGGCGATGTTGTTACTTCGATCTACGAAACCATGCCTCTTGAGCCGGGAGCAAGTCCAGAATTTCCACTGGATCTCTTGGCCCCCGGAACTGAAGGTGAGCATATCGCTTACACAAACCCCGGAAACGGAAGAATTCCTGAGCGTCACGTAGAAAGTGATTACGTCATGATTAACACTTATGGCATTTCGAGTTCTATTGACTTCCTGCTTAAATACGCTAGAGAAGCAAACTGGAATGTTGTTGGTCGTGCCATGCAGGTGCTTGAAGCTTCGTTTGTGAAGAAGATTAATGACGACGGTTGGCATACGCTTTTGGCTTCTGCTGTAGACCGTAACATCTTGGTTTTCGATGCAGATGCTGCTGCTGGTCAATTCACCAAGCGGCTTGTTAGTTTGATGAAAACTGTCATGCGTCGTAACGGTGGTGGTAACAGTGTCACTGCTCCGGGTCGCTTGAGCGATCTTTATCTTTCTCCAGAGGCTATCGAAGATATCCGTAACTGGGGTGTTGATCAGCTTGACGAAGTTAGCCGTAGAGAAATCTATGTTGCTAACGATGATGGTCCTGCTCTCACTAGAGTGTTTGGTGTAAATCTTCACGATGTGTTTGAGTTCGGTGATGGTCAAGAGTACCAGAAGTACTTTACTAGTGATCTTGGCGGCTCGCTTGCTAGTTCCGATGTTGAGCTTGTTATCGGCTTGGACCAAGCTGCTAACGATAGCTTTGTGATGCCTGTTAAGAAAACTGTAGAAATCTATGAAGACGAAGCTCTTCACAGATTCCAGCGTCAGGGTTACTATGGTTGGGCTGAAATCGGATTCGGCGTACTTGATAACCGTAGAGTCCTTGCTGGCTCCTTCTAATAGAAGTGCAGATTTAAGTAAAAAGAAAAGTCGCTCAATTTTGGGCGGCTTTTTTTTGTTATATACAATGTTTTGTGTATATAATTATGGAGGTTGTTATGTTTGGTTTTAGTGCTTTTTCGGAAACGGCAGTAGCAGATGATGGTTTTGTAAGAACAGAACCGTTTGGTGGCGGAATTGTAGTTTTACATTTTAATAAAAGTGTCTTAAAGTTTCCTTTGGTAATAAATAAGCAAGTAGACCATTCTCTAAATATAAACAAACAGCAGCACCACAGTCTAAATATAAATAAAATAATAAGTTTTGATGTAAGGAGATAGGCATGGCGGTTTTTTCGGTCAATATTTCGGATGAAGATGTTGGAAGAGTTATTACTGCTGTATGTGGTAACTATGGATATCAATCGCAAATTGAAAACCCAAACTTCGATCCGTCTTCGGCGCCCGATGCGCAAACAAATCCTGAAACCGTACCTAATCCTGAATCCGAATCTCAATTCGCAAACAGAAAAACAAGAGATTTTTTGATGGAAAATACTGTTGCTTACGAGCTTAGAATAGAAAGAGAAAACGTCCCCAAACCAACACCTCCAAATATAACAGACCCTAACTAAGAACATTAACATTTTTATATCGGAGGTATGTCTTCATGGCATTAAAAATAGGCGATAGAGTTAGGGAAAATACATCTAGTACTGGTGTTGGTGGTTTATCTTTAACAGGCGCTCCTGCTGGATTTCAAACATTTAGCTCGGTTTTGGCTAGTGGAGATACGACTTATTACTCTTTAGAAGAAAATGATAAATTTGAAGTTGGTATAGGTACTTACGGATCAAACAACTTAGAAAGAACAACTGTATTATCTAGCTCTAATTCTGGCAATAAGATAAGTCTTGGTGGAAGTGGTGTTGTATTTATTACATACCCGGCTGCAAAAGCTATTTTTAATAGCGAGACAGACCAATTGGTTCTCCCTGTTTCTGGTCTGCTTTTCAACAACGGTACTGCGATAAAAGATGCTAAATTAGTAGAGCTTTCAGATGTTAGTCTTAGCGGTACTCCCGTTCAAAATAGTGTATTTGATTTAAATATTACTAATAAATCTTTGTCAATTGGAGATCTAACCGGCCCTACGAATAGTAACAATATACTTATAGGCTATGGGGCGGGCAGCGGTATAACCACTGGTAGTGACAGCGTTATTATAGGTGCTGAATCTTCCACGATAAATAAAACAGGCCAACATAATGTTCATATCGGTACAAAAGCTGGTCCAGTAACTTCTGATTCCGCTAGCTCGGTTTATAATAGTGTAGCAGTAGGATACTCTGCTGGAAACAAAATGAGACATGAGTCTATCGCTATAGGATATCAATCTGCTGAGAATGCATATGAGATAGGTTTTATCGGTATAGGCTATCAAGTTGGAAATGGTCTTGGTAGTTACAGTACAGCAATAGGTTATCAGGCTGCTAATTCTTTAGGCGAAGATTACGCCATTTCACTAGGCTATCAGGCCGGTTACAATGGGGCGGGAGAAAGTGTTATATGGATAGGTCAAGGCGCTGGACATTCTTCTACTGGCTCTACTAAGTCCATAGGTATAGGTAAAAATGCCGGTAAAAGTTCTTCCGGTACTGAATGTATTTATATAGGTGAGGGTGCTGGTACTTCCAACTCTGCTAATAATCTTGTCTTTGTGGGAAATGCTATTCCGTCTTCTAATGGCACTCTGATAAAGGGTGATATGGATTCTAAGAGGATCGCTGTCGGAGTTGCAGATGTTACCCTTGATGATACGTTTTTTGTTGGCATAAATTCTGCAAATGATGAGGGTGTTGTTGTAAAAGGGGCGGTATCTCAAGTTTCAAACCTAACAAGCTGGAAAAATAATTCCGACGCTGTTCTAGCTTCCGTAAGCAAGGATGGTGTTGTCTCCGCTCATGAAATTGTAGCCACTGGAAATGGTATACAGATAGCAAACCTTGTTCCGGCTTCTACCACTAATAGGCTTTACAATAACTCTGGCGAACTTTATTTTAATGGTTCTGCCGTTGGGGGTGGAGATGTAACTACTGATCAACTTAATTATGTTTCTGGTATCGCCGTTTACGGTTCTGGGCAAACGATAGAAAATGAAGCAAATATTACGGCTTTGCTTTCTGCTTCGGGTACAGCGACCTCGTTAATCGCTAGTTCTGGTATTGCGACTTACGCTAGTGGTCAGGCAGTTTCCAATCAGTCTAGTATTGTGACAAATGCTTCTAATATATCTACAAATACAGCTAGGGTTAGTTATGCTTCAGGTCAAGCAATATCAAATCAAAGTAATATTACAGCACTCTTATCCGCCTCTGGAACTGCTACGTCTTTAATTTCTAGCTCTGGAATAGCAACATACGCTAGCGGTCAAGCTATAGCAAATGAAGGCGGTATTGTTGCTGTTTCGGGTATTGCTGTATATGCCAGCGGTCACGTTCATGACGACTTGTATATTTCCGGTGTCGCTTCTTATGCAAGTGGTCAAGCTATATCTAATCAGTCAGAGATAATAGCTGTTAGCGGCTGGTCTGATTCTACATTTTTAAAAATTGATGACGACACCTATGTTTCTGGTATAGCCGCTTATGGTTCTGGGCAGGCGATATCCAACCAGTCTAATATTACAACAAATGCGTCAAACATATCTACCAATACTGGCAATATTTCTTCTAACACTGCTAAGGTTAACTACGCTTCTGGTCAGGCAATAGAAAATGAAAGCGATATTGCTGCGCTTCTTTCTGCCTCTGGTACGGCAACTTCCTTGGTTGCTAGCTCTGGAATAGCCAATTATGCTAGCGGTCAAGCTGTTTCCAATCAAGCGTCCATATCTACGAACGCTAGTAATATAACATATGTTTCTGGGGTAGCGACTAATAAATTTGTTGTTACTGCTGCGGATTCTAGCAACTATACAATTGATGGTATGGGTCTTAATAGTGCTACAGATCCAGTAATATATTTACATAAAGGTCATACTTATTACTTTGATAAACAGACTGCTTCACACCCCTTTAGGGTTTCTACATCAAATGGTGGCGCGGCTTATCAAGATGCAGACGGTAATAATATAGAAATCAGTGGTCAGGGTACTTTAAAGTTTGAAGTTCCTCAAAACGCTCCAGATAAACTATATTATTATTGCACTTCTCATGCGGCTATGAATGGGGTTATCTATACTACAAATAATGTAGATGAAATAATTCATGTTTCTGGCATAGCAGCCTATGCTAGTGGGCAAGCTATAACAAATCAGTCTAATATAACGGCATTAAATACGGCTTCCGGTATAGCTACATCATTACTTGCTGTTTCGGGTACTGCTACTTCTTTAGTCTCAACTTCTGGTATAGCCTCATATGCCTCTGGTCAGGCTGTATCCAATCAGTCAAGCATAACTTCGCTTTTAACAGCTTCTGGCACGGCCACTTCTTTGATTGCAAGCTCTGGAATAGCTAGCTACGCAAGTGGTCAAGCCATAGCAAACGAAAGCGATATAGTTGCTGTTTCTGGTATAGCGGCCTACGCTTCTGGAACTTCCGGTGCTGGTGGTTCTATAACAGTTAAAGAAGCTGATGGATCTCCTAATGTCAGCAATGTCACTACTATTGTTGTCAGTAATGGCACCTTAACAGATAATGGCGGAGGTCAAGTAACCGTAACTACTGGCGGGGGTGGTGGTGGAGGAGATGTTACCACTGGTCAGCTAAACTACGTTTCTGGAATTGCGGTTTACGGATCTGGTCAGGCTATATTAAATCAAAGTAATATCACAGCACTAAATACTGCATCTGGTATAGCCACATCATTACTAGCAGTTTCCGGTACGGCTACATCGCTCGTCGCTACTTCCGGTATAGCTACATATGCGTCTGGCAATACCGCGAATATTTCCTTTGGATCAAATGCAGAAGGCGACTTACTGTATCATAACGGCACAAGTTTCATAAGGTTGCCAAAAGGCGCCAATGACTACATCTTAAAAATGGATGGTAATGTTCCAAACTGGGAAGCAGATACTGGAGGATCTAGCTTATCCGCCGGTAGCGGAATACTTGTAGATGGGGCTAGTAAGATAAATGTTTATGGAGGTTCTGGAAACTTTCAAGAACTTCAAGTAACTTCTGATAATGTTTTCGTGCCTAAAATTATATTCACTGGTTCTGGTGCTGTAGACACTCCAATAACTTTGGAAACAAGATCTAGTTACGAAAGTGTTAGCGGGTCTGGTAGCGCATTATTGTTCCAAGGAACCCAAGGTCAGTTATTTAGCATTACAGACAATTTGTCTAGCGGTGTAATATTTAGTGTTGCTGATATTGCTGGACTTCCTTTAATTGAAGCAGACGCAAGTGGCGATGTTAAGCTTGGCGAATTTGGAAGATATGTGGGTGTTGGTAGTGGGGTTCCTCAATACGGTTTAGATATTTCTGCTTCCGGTAGAATACAGAAAGGTGTTGTTCTTTCTAGCTATGTTCCTGCGGTAACTACTAATACTCTTTACAATGAGGGTGGAACGCTAAAGTTTAATGGTTCTTCCATTGGTGGGGGCGGTGTAGACACCTATACCTCTGGTGTGGCGACTTACGCTAGTGGTCAGGCTATATCTAATCAGTCAAGTATTACTGCTCTAAATACAGCATCAGGCATTGCCACTTCGTTATTATCCGTTTCTGGTACTGCCACTTCGTTAATCGCTAGCTCTGGAATCGCTACTTACGCTTCTGGTCAGGCTATCGCCAATGAAAGCGATATACTTGCTACTTCTGGAATTGCTGCTTATGCTTCTGGTTTAAATAATTATTTGTTAAATCCAAGTGGCGTGGGCGGTATTAGTATTACTTCTGATGTAGATTTTGTTATATTTAGTGGAGACGCGACACTAGCTAGAAGTTCTGAATTAAATTACGTTTCTGGTGTTGCGACTTACGCATCTGGAAATACTATAGCTACACAAGCTATCGCGAACTACGCATCTGGTCAGGCAATTGAAAATGAAGGACTTGTGACTTACGCCTCTGGAAATACGGCTAATATAAGTTTTGGTTCAAACGCAGAAGGTGATTTGCTTTACCATAATGGTACAAGTTTTATCAGGCTACCAAAAGGAACTGATGACTACATACTCAAAATGAACGGCAATGTTCCAAACTGGGAGGCGGACACTGGAGGATCTAGCTTGTCTGCTGGTAGCGGTGTTTTTGTAGATGGTGCTAGTAAAATTAATATCCATAGCGGTACTGGCAATTTCCAAGAGGTCCAACTTACTTCTACGAATACATTTACTCCTAAGATGATATTTACTGGTTCAGGTATACAGGATACTCCAGTAACTCTTAAAGTTCTATCTAGTCATGCATCTGTTAATACTTCTGGCACTGCTCTTTCTTTTGAAGGCACACAAGGTCAGTTGTTTGGTATTACAGATAATCTTTCTAGTGGTAATATTTTTACTGTAAATGATATTACTGGTCTTCCTTTAATATCTGCTGACGCTAGTGGTGATGTTAAAATAGGTCAATTTGGAAGATACGTTGGTATTGGAACTGGTGTTCCTCTTTACGGCTTTGATGTTTCTTCCTCTGGGCAGCTTCAAAAGGGTGTTATACTTTCGGACTATGTTCCGGCAACGACTACTAATGCTCTTTATAACGATGGCGGCACGCTCAAATTCAATGGTTCTGCGGTTGGTGGCGGCAGCGCTAGTGCAGAAGCACAATACGCTTCTGGTCAAGCAATATCAAATCAGTCTAATATTACCGCGCTGCTAACAGCTTCTGGCACGGCCACTTCTTTGATTGCTAGTTCCGGTATCGCGAGTTATGCTAGTGGTCAAGCAGTATCAAACCAAAGCAATATTACTGCGTTAAACACTGCATCTGGAATTGCGACATCTTTAGTTGCTAGTTCTGGCATAGCTACTTATTCTTCTGGTGTTTTAACGGGCGGTATAGCCAACTTCAATAAAGTTGGTATAAATACTGGATCTCCCGCATTTGGGTTAGATGTTACTGGGGCCGGTGCTAGTGGAATTATCCAAGCTACAGGATTAATTGTTGGTGTAAGTGGTATTGCTTGTAATGGTCATTTCTCAGCAACCACTAAATCGTTCTTGATAGACCATCCTACAAAAGATGGTATGAAGTTGCAGTATGCCTCTTTGGAGGGTCCAGAAAATGGTGTATACATCAGAGGAACTAGTGGTTCTAATATAATTACTCTTCCAGAGTATTGGTCAACATTAGTAGATCAGTCAACTGTCACAGTTAGCCTTACTCCTATTGGTTATTACCAAGCACTTTACATAGAAGAAAAAGGTAAAAATTACATAAAGGTTGGGGGCAGCAAGGGTAGTTATGACTATGTTGTATATGGGGAAAGAAAAGACGTAGAAAAATTGAAGGTGGAGTGGTAATGGGCGTAACTTATAATAATAGAATAGTTACAGACGGTTTAGTTCTGTGTCTGGACGCTGCGTCAAAGCGTAGTTATCCGGGTACGGGGACTACGTGGACTGA